GCGGTGCAGCCAAGGCCAAAGCCAAAATGATGGCTGGCGGTGGTATGGCAAAGTCCAAAATGGCTTCAAGCATGGGTAAAGTTCCAACTGGCAAACCAGCAATGGGAAGCGCATCAAAGCGTGCCGATGGTATTGCTATGAAAGGCAAGACCCGTGGCATGGAAGTGAAGATGGCTAAGGGCGGGAAGTCCTAACATGATGCCGAGCCGGGGCATGGGGGCAGTACGCCCCTCAAAGATGCCGAAAGCCAAGACCATCAAACGGAAAGACAATCCGGATGAGGTCACCATGTACGCCGAAGGCGGCAAGGTTAAGTCTCGTGTCAACGAGGCAGGCAACTACACAAAACCCGGCATGCGCAAGCAGTTGTTCGAGCAGGTTAAGGCTGGAGGTAAGGGGGGTGCTCCGGGTCAGTGGAGTGCGAGAAAAGCACAGATGCTGGCTACGAAGTACAAGAAGGCTGGCGGGGGGTACAAGTGAGTGGACTCTCCAAAAGCCAAAAAAGTCTCAAAGCGTGGACCAAACAAGAGTGGCGAACCAAAAGCGGTAAGCCCTCGACGCAAGGTCCAAACGCCACGGGCGAACGCTACCTCCCGAAAAAAGCAATCAAGTCCCTCAGTTCTGCCGAGTACGCCGCAACAACCCGAGCCAAACGAGCAGGTAAAGCCCAAGGCAAACAGTTTGTGGCTCAACCTAAAAGCGTGGCTAAAAAGGTTGCCCCACATAGGAAAGTAGGCAAATGACAACGTCTGGTACCAACTCTTTTAATCTCGACCTCAATAGCCTTGTTGAAGAGGCGTTTGAGCGGTGCGGGCTTGAGTTGCGTTCTGGCTATGACATGCGCACGGCACGCCGTTCGCTCAATTTGCTAACAATTGAGTGGGCTAACCGAGGCATCAACCTGTGGACTATTGAGCAGGGTCAGATTGCTATGACGCAGGGAACGATTACGTACTCCCTGCCCGTGGACACAATCGACCTTCTTGACCATGTCATCCGGACCCAGACTGGGGTGCAACAGACAGACATCAACATTAGTCGCATCAGCGTAGATACCTACTCTACTATCCCTAATAAGAACGCTCAAGGGCGTCCTATTCAGGTGTGGATCAATCGCCAGTCTGGTGCAACATATCCAATTAACGGCAACCAGCCAAACACGACAAATCCAATTACTGGGGTTAACCCGCCCAACATCAACGTCTGGCCTGCGCCTGACCAAGATAACTTCTACACCTTTGTGTATTGGCGGCTGCGCCGTATTCAAGATGCTGGGACTGGGTTAAGTACTCAAGACATCCCTTTTCGTATGTTGCCCTGCTTAGTGGCGGGGCTGGCGTACTACCTCGCAATGAAACTCCCTGATGCTCTGCCGCGCCTAGAGATGTTAAAAATGGCTTACGAAGAGCAATGGGCTTTGGCGTCGAGTGAAGACCGCGAAAAAGCGTCTTTGCGGATTGCGCCACGGCAGATGTTTTATTGAGGTAAAACATGCCTACTAAGTTTGCTTCTGGTAAAAAAGCGATTGCGGAGTGTGACCGCTGTGGTTTTCGCTACAAACTGAAAGAATTGCGCGAACTGGTCATCAAGACCAAGAACGTTAATCTGTTGGTATGCCCGACTTGTTGGGAGCCTGACCAACCTCAGTTGCAACTTGGTATGTATCCAGTTGATGACCCACAAGCGTTGCGCAATCCTCGACGCGACAACTCGTACATTCAAGCGGGCTTGACCGGATTGCAGATTGATTCGGGCAGTGGACCGCTAGGTTCTGGCGATCCTTCTGGTGGTAGTCGTATCATCCAGTGGGGTTGGGCACCAGTAGGTGGAAGTAGGGCCAATGACGATGGGCTAACCCCCAATAATTTGGCATTAGGTATTACACTGGGTACTGTGACAGTCGCAACAACTTAGGAGTGAATCATGAAACACGAAGACGTAAAAATGGACAAGGCAACGATCAAAAAAGCCGTCCATAAGCACGAAAAAGAGAAGCACCCCGGCAAGCCTCTGACCAAGTTGGCTAAGGGTGGTAAGACGAATATGCAGATGAAGACTCTGGGGCGTGGCTTGGCTAAAGTCGCTAACCAGATGAAGTCGTCTCGGGGGCGTTGATATGAAAACCAAGGCTATCCCAATGCACAGCAACCCTGTTAAACAAATTCCGATTGTTCCAAACAACAACGGATACCCTAACAACGTGCCCAACACGCAGACTGTAAAGACTCGTGGCACTGGTGCTGCAACTAAGGGTACTAACTCTAGCAAAAAACTTGCATGAACTACACTGAACTTACTGCCGCAATCAAGGCTTATTCGGAGAATGACTTCCCCCAAGCGGTGGGAGCGGGTGGGCTTACGTCTGCCCAACAGATTGCGCGGTTCGTTCAGCAGGCCGAACAGAGGATTTACAACTCTATTCAGTTTCCTGCTCTACGCAAAAACGTGACCGGTGCTGCGACTAGCGGCAACAAGTATTTGGGGGCACCTGTTGACTGGCTGGCGACGTATTCGCTGGCTAGGATTAACACTGATGGCAGTTATGAGTATTTGCTGAACAAGGACGTAAACTTCATTCGTGAAGCGTTTCCTTATCCTGCTACGTCAGGAGCACCAACTCACTACGCTATTTTTGATGAAAACACTTTCATCTTAGGGCCGACGCCTGATGCTTCGTACAGCATGGAGTTGCACTACTTTTACTACCCTGAGTCGATTACTACTGCCGGGACTACTTGGTTGGGCAACAACTTTGATTCGTTGTTGCTTTACGGCTCCTTACTGGAAGCCGCAGCCTATATGAAGTCTGACGCCGACGTGGTCAAAAACTATTCTGATCGGTATAACGAAGCCTTTACAATGGCTAAACAACTTGGTGATGGCAAAGATCGTCAAGATGCTTATCGTTCTGGTCAAGTTAGGTATCCGGTGAAATAAATGGCGTTCCAAGGAAACTTTACCTGCAATTCGTTCAAGGAAGCCTTGTTCAAAGGCGACGTGGACTTTTTGGTGGATACCATCAAAATCGCCTTGTACACCAACTCAGCAACGCTGAATGCGTCTACCACGGGGTATACCACCTCGGGGGAAGTTACGGCTTCTGGCTACACGGCTGGCGGCAACACCCTTGTTCCGACGGTAACGTTAGGTTCTGATGGGACGGCGTATGTTGACTTTGCGGACTCTAGTTGGAATGCGGCCCTTACAGCACGTGGGGCATTGATCTACAAGAATGGCGGCACTGCCATTTGTGTGTTGGACTTCGGTTCAGACAAAACGTCAACGTCAGTTTTCACTGTTGTGTTCCCTGCAAACAGTGCGGATTCGGCGCTTATCAGGTTGAACTAAGGGGAAAGAATGAGCACAGCATTAACAGGCATCATAGGCAAAGCCCCAGTAGTGACGGTTTCTAACAATCGTCCGTTGGAAAAAGACCTCTACAAAATGATGTGGGAACGTCCTGAGTACCGACATGTGGCTCCGGGTGAAGGTGCGGCATTTGAGTTTATGGAGCAAGCCAAACCTCCTCGTGGTGCATCTGTTATTGACCTTGGCTGCGGTACAGGCCGAGGCGCACTTAACCTTGCGTTTTTTGGTGGTCTTGATGTCACGATGGTGGACTTCGCAGATAACTGCTTGGACCCCGACATTCGCCCAATGTTAGAAACCCAAAGCCATGCGTTGCGGTTCAAAGAGCATGACTTGTCACAACCGCTTGGGTTTAAAGCCGCCTACGGCTTCTGCACCGATGTGCTAGAGCACATTCGACCTCATCACGTAGATCGTGTTTTGGATAACTGCTTAGAGGCATGCCAGCACGTTTTCTTCCAGATTTCGACCCAAGACGACGAGATGGGTAAGTTGCTCGGGCACAAACTGCATTTGAGTGTTCACCCCTATGAGTGGTGGCTCAAAAAGTTTAATGACCGCAAGTGTCTGATTCATTGGTCTAAAGAGGCTGACGGGTACGCTTACTTCTATGTGTCTGCTTGGATGTCCGGCAAAGACTTTGTTGACCGTGGAACGCTCAACACGGCGGAAGAAAAGATCAAGGAAAACGTCAAACACAACGTTACTTTGGGCTTTCAGCAAGTTCAGCCCCATCCGACTAACGACGTAGAAGTAATGATCGTGGGTGGTGGGCCTTCTTTGGCTAACAGTATTGATGAGATTCGTAGACTGCGTGCGGATGGGGTCAAACTCATCACCATCAACAACGCTTACAAATACTGTCTGGACCACGGCATCACGCCTTCTGCAATGGTCATGGTTGATGCTCGGGAGTTCAACAACCGGTTTGTTGATCCAATTGTTCCTGAGTGTAAATACTTTATTGCTTCGCAGTGTGACCCAAGTGTCTTTGCTAAGTTGCCCAAAGAGCAGACTTACATCTGGCATACCAGCGCAGAAATTATCAATGAGATACTAGCGAATCAGTATGAGCGTTGGTATCCTGTACCCGGTGGTTCGACTGTTTTGCTGCGAACCATCCCGCTCTTTAGAATGTTAGGTTTTAAACGCTTTCACGTTTTTGGCTGCGACTCTTGCTTGGATGGAGATAAACATCACGCCTACGAGCAAAAAGAAAACGACGGTCAACCGATAGTTCCGGTAAACGTTGGCGGCAAAATTTTCCAGTGTCACCCTTGGATGGTGTCACAGGCGCAAGAGTTCATCGACTTGATCGGGATGTTGGGTGACGAGATCGAGTTAGATGTTCGTGGCGGGTTACTTCGTCATATTTTGGAAACTGGCGCGTCATGCGCGGATTTAAAGGAGATTTAAAATGGCTGCATCTGCGTGGCAACTTTACAACCAAGCCAAAAAGTACATCGGTAACGGTACGATTACTCTAGGCGCGGGCGTATTTAAAATGGTTCTAACCCGTTCGGCTAGTAACACCTCGACGTTTACCCTAAGTACTTATGCTTCGATCACCAATGAGATCTCGGCTACAGGCGGGTATGTGACGGGTGGTAAGAACCTTGTTCCGGCAACGGGGCAGTGGACGGTTGGTGCTTCGGCTAAACAACAGAAATTTACCTACTCTACTATCGGTCTGACTTTTACGGCTTCTGGCGCTCCTCTCACTAACGTGAAGTACGCTGTGATTCGTAATTCAACTGGTGCTGGCGCGGGCAAACTTCTGTGCTTCTGCCGACTGTCGTCTTCACAGTTCACTGTGACTTCTCCCAATACTTTGACGATCCTGCCTGCTGCTACTGGCGTGTTCACTCTTACTTAATAGGTGAACCGTGGCTAGTGGTTGGGGTACAGGCGCTTGGGGCGGAGGCGAATGGGGCCTCGGCGGAGCCATTACTCCGGGCACTGGTGCCATTGGCATTGGTCAAGGGTGGGGTCTAGGTGGTTGGGGTGAACAAACTTGGGGTGGTTTAACCGCTCCAATTGTCGTTGATGAAACGGTAATCACTCCAGCGACAGGATCGTTAACTGTACAAGGTGTAGCACCTGAACTTTCTTTCCAAGAGTTCATTACACCGGCTACAGGTGCGGTAAACATTGTTGGTGGTGCGCCAGCAGCAGTAATAGGTACGATTGTTACGCCAAGTGGCGGTGCAGTACTTGTTGGCTCGGCCCCAGCAATAGTTGTATCTGGGACGATTATTGAAACTCAAGCCGGTGCGGTTGTCACCCAAGGCATAGCGCCAGAAGTCAGACTCGACTTCTTTATCACCCCGGCGGTGGGTTCAGTATCTGTTAACGGTACAGCCCCTATAATCATTAGGGAACATGTAGCAATACCTAATGCAGGTGTCGTGACCGTAACGGGTCATGCGCCAACATTAGTGCGGGAGACGGTGGTAACGCCGTCCGGTGGTGCGGTGCTTATTGGGTCTGCACCAAGTGTTGTGGTTGGCGGTACGGTTATCACGCCTGATGTAGGCGCAGCCGTATTAACTGGTGTTGCACCAGTAGCAGTATCCGGAACAGTGATTGTTCCGCCGACGGGAAGCATTGATGTTGTTGGGTACCCGGTAACGGTATTTAGAAACATTGACATATTCCCAGTAGCAGGAGCGGTGACAATAGCCGCAAACGAGCCTGTCATTGTGCAGGATACTCGTATTACCCCTGCTGTTGGAGCAGTAACGGCGACAGGAGCCGCGCCCACGGTGCTAGATGGAAGGGTTGCATTCCCATCCACGGCGTCGTTAAGTCTTGTAGGAGGAACCCCGGTTGTTTCGCAGTCTCGGGTGATTACTCCTCCGAGAGGGCAACTAACTTTGGTAGGTGGCACGGTAACCATTCAAAATCCGAATTGGATACCGATCAACGATGGACAAACACCGGGGTGGAGTGTTATAAACGATAACCAAACCCCGAATTGGGTCGCAGTTGCGGCATAGGAGTATTAAATGACGATCAATCGTACAACCCTTTTGGACCTTCCTCTTCCAGTCACGGGGACTGAGTCGGGAGTTTGGGGTGACATTACAAACAACGGTCTGACTCAATACCTCGATATTGCAATTGCAGGCCGAACGGCGCTAACAAGTTCTGACTTTACGGCTGGCGCTCTGACGATTTCTTTGACGGAAGGCGATGCTTCCGCAACTAACATCGCTGCGGGCAGTGCTCAGTACGGCACAATTTACGTCTCTTCTTTGGCGGTTAACTCGACGATTACAGCCCCGGCTTCTAACCGTGCTTATCGAGTGGTCAATGCGGATGCAACCTACACGCTAACGATCAAGGCTTCAGGCCAGACTGGTGTAACTTTCCCAGTAAGCACTTCAGGTGTTGTAGTGTTCAACGGCACAGACTATGTGCTGCTTGGTACTTATGCCCCAGTCTTTAACGTAGACAACCTCAAACTTGATGGCAACACCATCTCGTCAACCAACACCAACGGAAATATCACTCTTGCCCCTAACGGCACAGGTCGTGTCGAAGTATCAGGTACAAGTTCCAACGCAGGTGGTATTAACCTTTACGAAGATACTGACAACGGCACGAACAAGGCACTGCTCACTGCCCCTGCGGCTTTGGGTTCAGACATCACGGTGACCTTGCCGGATATAACTTCAACTCTCGGGTTTAGGAATATCCCGCCGGTAGGAACCAAAACGGGTTCATACACGCTGGCTGTAACTGATGTTGGTGAGTACGTTCAAGTTGGTTCTGGTGGGTCTATCACAATCCCAGACGCTACGTTTGCTGAAGGTGACGCTGTTTCAATCTTCAACAATACTTCTGGCGACATTACAATTACTTGCACGATCACTACGGCTTACATCGCAGGTACGAATACCGATAAAGCAACGGTCACTCTAGCAACTCGGGGTGTAGCAACGGTGTTGTTCATTTCTGGGACCGTCTGCGTCATTACAGGAAATGTGAGTTAAGCCATGACCGGAATCTTCCAGATTCTCCTTGCCGCTAAAGGCGCACCAACTATTACCGCCGACTACCTTGTGGTTGCTGGTGGCGGTGGTGGCGCACGTTCTGGCAATAACACTGGCTCTGGCGGCGGTGGTGCGGGGGGTTACCGGGAATTTTCAGCGCAAAATTTTGTGGTTGGAACCGCATACACCGTTACTGTAGGTGCAGGAGGCAACGGTTCTACAACCGCAAACACCAACGGGGCGCTTGGTAGCAATTCTGTTTTTTCTACTATTACGTCTGCTGGCGGTGGTGGTGGTTTTTCTCAGCAGTCAGGGTCTGCTGCTACTGTAAGCGGTGGTTCTGGCGGCGGCGGAGAAGGATTTACAAACAGTAGCGGTGGTTCTGGTTCCGGTGGATTTGGTTCTGGTAACACTCCCGCAACCTCTCCATCTCAAGGTAATAACGGTGGCACAGGTTCCCAAGGCGTCAACGCTTACGGCGGTGGCGGTGGTGGCGGTGCTGGAGCAGTAGGTAGCAACGGTTCATCAGGCGCGGGCGGTAACGGCGGTAACGGTACTGCTTCTTCTATCACAGGTTCTTCTGTAACCCGCGCAGGTGGTGGTGGTGGCGGTGTTGGAACAACTGGCACTCCGGGTTCTGGTGGTACAGGCGGTGGTGGTAACGCAACTTCTGGTAACGGCAATGCTGGTACGGCTAATACGGGCGGCGGTGGCGGTGGCGGTAGTAACGGCTCAAATGGAACAGGGGGCAATGGCGGCTCCGGTGTTGTCATCATCAAAATTCCGTCTTCTCATTACGCATCATTCTCAAGCGGTGTAACTTCATCTCTCTCGACTTCTGTTGCTGGTTTCAACATCTATTCTGTTACCGCAACTTCGACCACATCTGAGACTGTGACCTTCTTTGAAGGCGCTGGCGTGGACTTTTTGGTGGTTGCCGGAGGCGGTGGTGGTGGTTCTCGTGGTGGTGGTGGTGGTGGTGCTGGTGGATACCGAACTTCTGCCGGAACTTCTGGCGGGGGTGCTTCTGCGGAGTCTAAACCATCCATTGCTTTTGGCGTTGCGTACACCGTAACGGTCGGCGGAGGTGGAAGCGGCGGAGCAAGAGACACTAATGGAACTCGCGGTTCAAGTTCTGTTTTTGCGACAGTCACATCAACCGGCGGTGGTCAAGGCGGTAGTGCAATTCCTGTTCCAACTCAAATTTCCGGTGGTTCTGGCGGTGGCGGGAGTAATGCACAAACCGGTGGCGATCCTACTACTGGACAGGGTTATGCTGGCGGTAATTCTAACCTTACTTCTTTTGATGGCGCTGGCGGCGGCGGTGCAAGTGCAGTAGGTGGAAACGCATCGACTGCGGGGTCAGGCGCTGGTGGTGGAAATGGTGGAAATGGTGTTGCTTCTACGATCACTGGCTCTAGCGTTACTCGCGCAGGTGGTGGTGGCGGTGGATCATTTAACAGCGGGAACCAAGGTTCTGGCGGTTCTGGTGGCGGAGGCAATGCCAGCAACACTGCGCCTTCCGCTGGTTCTGTAAATACTGGTGGCGGTGGTGGCGGTTGCGGAAACTCTGCAAATACAAATACTACTCCAACAGGTGCTTCCGGCGGCTCTGGCATTGTCATCATTAGAGTGCCTGACAATGTTGGCGCAGTATTCTCCAGCGGCGTGACATCAAGCCTGTCCACATCTGGCGGGTTCAATATCTACTCTGTTACTGCGACAAGCACGACCAGTGAGACTGTGACATTTCAACTCAACTTTACCGCTGACTTCCTTGTCATTGCTGGTGGTGGTGGAGGGGGTAACTCATCAATCGGTAACTATAACGGAACAGGTGGAGGCGCTGGTGGTTATCGTACTTCTGCTGGGACATCAGGGGGTGGCGCATCTGCTGAAACCGCTTTGTCATTGCGTGTTGGAACCGCATATACCGTAACGGTTGGTGCTGGTGGAAATGCAGGTGGCCCCGGCTCAAACGGATCAAACTCTGTTCTCGCTACAATTACATCAACCGGCGGAGGTCGTGGTGCGTCAGGTGGTAATGGTGTTCAAGGTGGTACAGGCGGTTCTGGAGGTGGATCGACTGGGCCATTTACTCCCGGCACTACAGCGGGGGGTTTAGGAACCGCAAATCAAGGTTTTAATGGTGGAACGGCTACTCAATATAGCGGAACTGGCGGGGGTGGTGCAGGCTCTGCCGCTAACCCTCCTTCTCCTTCAGATGGAAGTCCCGGTAATGGAGTAGCCTCCACAATTACAGGGTCTAGTGTTACTAGAGGTGGCGGCGGAGGTGGCGGTGGTAGCGCAGGTGGCACAGGCGGCGGTGGCAATGGCGCTGATATTAGCGGAACAAGTCCCACAACTGCTGGAGCAGTTAATACAGGCGGGGGTGGCGGTGGCGGGTCAAATCCAACAACTGCTGCTTCAAACGGCGGCTCTGGTGTAGTCATCATCAAGATTCCAGAAGCCCGTACCGCAACCTTCTCTGGCGGTGTAACACAATCCTCCACAACATCTGGCGGCTACAAGATTTACACCGTGACCGCTACATCGACAACCAGCGAGACTGTAACTTTTAGTTAAGGAGAAACGAATGGCTCACTTTGCCAAACTTGATGGAAACAACGTCGTAATCTTTGTCACGGCGGGTCGTGATGAGGATGACGGCAAAGAAGCGCAACTCAATGCTCGGACGGGGGATGTTTACAAGCAGACTTCGTACAACACTCGTGGCGGCGTTCACTACAACCCTGAAACTGGCGAGCCTAGCGCGGACCAAAGCAAAGCACTTCGCAAGAACTATGCGGGTCTGGGTTACATCTACGATGCGGGTCGGGATGCGTTTATTCCTCCCCAACCCTATGCGTCGTGGTTGCTCAATGAAACCACTTGCTTGTGGGATTCGCCAGTGCCTTATCCAACTGATGTTGGTACGGAAGAAAACCCCAAGCGTTATTCGTGGGATGAAGCCACGACTTCGTGGGTCGAGCAGGAAGAGGTGGCTGCGTGAAACTCATCAAACTAACCAACGCTGCTAAGGGTCGTATCGGAGAAGGGCTTATCCTCAACACCGATTTGATGATTTCTTTCTTTGAGCATACGCAAGAAGACGGAACAAAAGTCACTGCGGCTTTTGGTATGAACGGCAATTCGTGGGAAGTCTCTGAGACCATCGACGAAATTGCGGAGCAAATAAATGGCTGAAAAATGGATTCAGAAAGCCATTAAAAAACCCGGTGCCCTAAAGAAGGCACTGGGTGTTGCCAAAGACAAGCCTATTCCAGCCAAAAAACTGGCTAAGGCTGCTAAAGCCCCCGGCAAGTTGGGGCAACGTGCGCGACTAGCGCAGACGCTCAAAGGGATGAAAAAATGATCTTCAAAGACAAAGACCTACACAAAGAGCACCTTCTTGTAGACGCTGAGATGAAGCGTCTGGAGGCGGCTTCACCCGCCAAAGAAGTGGCAGGCAAGTCCATCGGTAAATGGGGACTGCTGTGCATCACAGTCATTGTGATGATCGGTGTAGGTGCAAGTCTTGTCCTTGAAGAATCCAAGATTGCCGCTGTGATTGGTCTGGTCTCCGCTGCTTTGACGGCGTTGATTGCCATGCTCAACGGCATTGCTGGTGCAAGCCCCAAGCAAGAAAAGCCTGAGTTTGAGGTGATGAAGCAGTTGATCGAACGTCTTGACCGCATGGCAGACAGAGACCCCATGCACGTTCACGTTGATGGAGAGAAAGTCACCGTTAAGAAGGGTGATAGCGAAATGACTTCTGGGAGATAAAAAATGGACTGGCTCAAACAGATTGCCCCGACAGTTGCTACAGCCCTTGGTGGCCCACTAGCAGGAATGGCAGTGTCTGCCATCTCCAAGGCCATCGGCGTT